AATCGAAAACTCCTATTAATCATCGAATGGGGGACCCCATAAAAAAGTTTTCTAACCTGCGGCGATGTGAAAAGAGGCTAGGCGGCGGTCCTTAGCAGCATGGGGTCTGAACTTTTGACCCGCCCCCCCCCAGCAAATGATAATCGTTTTCATTAAATATGAAATGATTGCATTTGAAATCAAATATTTGATATTGATTCTCATTTGAACCGTTCGCGGCCAGTCTTCGACCTATGACAGGGCCAGCAAAGAGATTCGAGGTTGCTCATGTCGTCCGTGCCACCATTGGCCTTAGCGATGATGTGGTCAACGGTCTTTGCGGGAGAGATCAGATTGTTGCGCTTGCAGTTCTGGCACAAATGTTTGTCCCGAGTAAGCACGGTGGCTCTTAGAACATCCCATTTGCTACCATATCCCCGTTGCTGTCGGCTCTGACCTCGTTGATGCTGTTGCCAGCCTTCATTGCGGTGTTTATCACAATAGCCTGAGCGGTCAGTGGTTGTGCCAGGGCAGCCACGCTTGCGGCATGCTCTCGGTATTAACGCAGGCATCAGGCTAACCTCCACGCCAGACGGCGTTCTGGTTCATGACCAGTTTATAAATCTCTAACTGGAATTTCTGTTCTTCAGTCATGAGAATAATCTCTGCCATTGTTGGCTCCGTTTATCCGTTAAAAGGGATATCAGTTAAGTTATCCCGTGTAGGGTATAAGCCATTGTCGAGACCACTCATTGAATGGCCTCTGCAATAACCGATGTCTTTCCATCAGTCCGCCACCACAAAGAATCTTTTTTGCCATAAGGCAGGAGGTTTATCTTTCAGTGGCTGCCAGTGTTATTTCCCCACTTTCTGGCTTGGGTTGTTTCGCGGTGCTGCCGTTAATTAGTGACCAGAAATTAACTCCGGTTTCATTATCAAGCCCACCCGCAGATGAGCTTTGTAATGGTTACTTCGCTTTTGCTTCCGCTCGCTTACGCCGGCGCTCTTCTTTCCTCTCGGCTTTTGCCATGTCCATGAATGCCTGCATGATCGAGTTCCGCATCATGTAGCTGACAAAGTGATGGTTGACGCAACCGTTAATACGGAGTTGCTCGCCAAACTCATCCACCGAGGCCAATGCTTCCATCATGCCCTTCTCGCCTTTCATGAACTCTGAGAAGTCGCGCCCCGCTCTGGAGGCGCATTCTATTATTCGGGTGCTCATGATCAGGCCGCCGCATAGAGCAATTTCATCTGCCCTTTCACCGGGAATGCCGACATGCAACGCGCTTCGAAATCACGATAATCAGAGCACCCATTGGCAATGCTGGTAACGGCAATGATCTGTCGCTCAACCAATGTCAGCGCGTCAGGTTTAAGGTGCTGATGGATTTTGTCTCCCGCAGCCAGCCGTCTTTTAACCTCTGCATATACTTCTGGTGGTAATACCTGGCCATATACCCACTTGGCACTGATCATCCCAAATAGTGCGGGGCGACGACCTGGTCGATGACGGGGCAGCCCTGACATTTTGAACATCGCAGAATAAAACGGATCGCTAAACCTCTTTTCCCATGGCTGAGATTTATCCAGAAGGAAAATAGCCTTTATTCTTTCATCGTCGATATGATGAACGGAACCCTGAATGATTGCGTCAATTTGCTCATCACACCAGATCTCAAAATCTACAGAAAGCCATCGAGCAAATCTGACCGCCAGTTTTGGGTGAAGCCATGTTCCGCCGCCACGGTCTTTGCGAGCGCGGCTGGTTTTTACATATGTGATATTCCCATATCTACTCTTTAACGCCTCGATGTAACGGACAGTCTCAGGAAGCCTAAGCCACTGAGCCGGCTCCTTGTTGAACTTGTCAGCTGCCGCAGTCGCGTCAAACCAGCCATCGTCAGAAAAACGCATGGGATGGCCTTCGAAATCAATCGGGATGATATTGGACATCGTATTTACCTTTTTGGTGATATGAGCCAGTTCTCGCAGACATGGACAGCCCAAGAGCGGCACGATGTAAGCCACCGTCCTGTCTCTGTCTCATATCCCGAAAAGCTCTTGGTTGATATGCGCACGAGAATGCGCGTTTACTGCGGACATAAAAAAGCCCCGCATCGCGAGGCTCATTAAATTGACTTTGTGATTTGCAAAAAAATTATTTCAGGCATTGCGTCCTGATGTATTCCTGCAGGTAGTTAACCTGCGCGGTTATCCTGTCGATTCCACTTCGGAGACGGTAATAATTGAGTTCAGCATCTGCTGTAAGTCCTGGGCTTTCTCCATCGCCCATGCTGCTGGCTCCGGTCGTTGACTTTGCACAGGTGGCGGCGACTTGCAGGCGCTTACGACCAGCAGAAACATCAGCACGGAGACTTTCGATAGTCGCGTTAGCATCAGCAAGCTCCTTTGTGTATCTTGCGTCGAGTTCTGCTACATCACGTTGACGCTTCCGCATGTCAGCGATGGTGGCGGTCGCCTGCTTCAGCTCACTGACTTTTTTATCTCGCTGTTCTTTGTAGGCGATGGCGTTATCACGGTAATGATTAACAGCCCATGACAGACAGACGATGATGCAGATAACCAGAGCGGAGATAATCGCGGTGACTCTGCTCATACCTCAATCTCTCTGACCGTTCCGCCTGCTTCTTTGAATTTTGCAATCAGGCTGTCAGCCTTATGCTCGAACTGACCATAACCAGCGCCAGGCAGTGAAGCCCAGATATTGCTGCAACGGTCGATTGCCTGACGGATATCACCGCGATCAATCATCGGCAAAGCGCCACGCTCCTTAATCTGCTGCAATGCAACAGCATCCTGGCTTTTAGGAGAGAAGTCTTTCAGGCCAAGCTGCTTACGGTAGGCGTCCCACCAACGGGAAAGAAGCTGGTAACGTCCGGCTGCTGTTGATTTGAGTTTGGGGTTTAGCGTGACAAGTTTGCGAGGGTGATCGGAGTAATCAGTGAATAGCTCTCCGCCTACAATGACGTCATAACCATGATTTCTGGTTTTCTGACGTCCGTTATCAGTTCCCTCTGACCATGCCAGCATATCGAGGAACGCCTTACGTTGATTATTGATTTCCACCATCTTCTATTCCGGCTTTTTTAGCAGCGAAGCGTTTGATAAGCGAACCAATCGAGTCAGTACCGATGTAGCCGATGAACACGCTCGTTATATAAGCGAGGTTGCTACTTAGTCCGGCGAAGTCGAGAAGGTCACGAATGAACCAGGCGATAATGGCGCACATCGTTGCGTCGATTACTGTTTTTGTAAACGCACCGCCATTATATCTGCCGCGAAGGTACGCCATTGCAAACGCAAGGATTGCCCCGATGCCTTGTTCCTTTGCCGCGAGAATGGCGGCTAACAGGTCATGTTTTTCTGGCATCTTCATGTCTTAGCCCCAATAAGGGGATTTGCTCTATTTAATTAGGAATAAGGGCAAAACGGCAGGAGGTTGTTAGCGCAACCTCTTGCCACCCGCTTTCACGAAGCCAGCCATTGTGCTGGTTTTCTTTTATGCAAAGCACACCGCACCGTAGCCACAGCGGATAAGGTGATTATTTTTGTCTGTCTGGTATTTGGTTTGATGTGCTTTCAGAAAGGTCGTGATTAAAACGCAAAAAGCCCCGAGCTATTAACTCAGGGCTTTATTTAACGAGTGCATTTATCCATCGTTGAGTCAAATTTACCCAACTTTATTCAAAAAGTCAATATCATGCCGTTAATATGTTGCCATCCGTGGAAATCATGCTGCTAACGTGTGACCGCATTCAAAATGTTGTCTGCGATTGACTCTTCTTTGTGGCATTGCACCACCAGAGCGTCATACAGCGGCTTAACAGTGCGTGACCAGGTGGGTTGAGTAAGGTTTGGGATTAGCATCGTTACAGCGCGATATGCGGCGCTTGCTGGCATTCTTGAATAGCCGACACCTTTGCATCTTCCGCACTCTTTCTCAACAACTCTCCCCCACTGCTCCGTTTTGGCTATATCAACCGCACGGCCTGTACCGTGGCAATCTCTGCATCTTGCCCCCGGCGTCGCGGCACTACGGCAATAATCCGCATAAGCGAATGTTGCGAGCACTTGCAGTACCTTTGCCTTAGTATTTCCTTCAAGCTTTGCCACACCACGGTATTTCCCCGATACCTTGTGTGCAAATTGCATCAGATAGTTGATAGCCTTTTGTTTGTCGTTCTGGCTGAGTTCATGCTTACCGCAGAATGCAGCCATTCCGAATCCGGCTTGTGATTGCGCCATCCCCATAGCAGCCATCACATCAGTACCGGAAAGAGAGTCGGAAGCCGTAGCCCGTGGTGAGTCGCTCATCATCGGGCTTTTTGGCGAATGAAATTTAGCTACGCTTTCGAGTCTCATGGCCTTCCCCTTTTTCCCTGTTTGACCATCAGGACGCCGTTAACTATTACGTGACGCTCGCCTTTACTGTCTCGGTTGTACTTGAGCACTGTTCCTCTTGCGCAGGAAAGCATCCTTGCCACTTCGGTCTGATTGCCTCGTGTCTGGATAAGAAGCTCTGGTATCGTTTGAATTGTGGCGTTCATGCGTTCTCCAGTTCGGTGATTTTTATTCCAAGCCTTCCGCCTGGTACTTTCACACCACGAATTACGCGAATGTCATCGAATTGCTCGTCGTCTTCCGCAAATCCGGCGTGGATAAGGGAGTCGAGTAAACCTTTCAGGATGTTGTCGAGGTCGCGGCGGCGGGAGTCTGGAACGTCTGCGATGACTTTGATACGGAGTCGTGATTTGGTGAAAATGTCTAACTTGAGTTGGCGAATGATTTGCTGAACGTCTTTTCGGTATTTCTGGCCTTTATCGCTGATGTAGTATTGGCTTCCTCGTCTTCGCCAGTAAGTATTCAGCGACGGCGGATATGGAAGCACAAACTGATATTCGTTCATGGCTTAATCTTCCCCTCCTTCAGCAGTATCGCCTGCGTCCTGATCACGCCTTCGAGGTGGTAAAGTCTGGCGTCTTTGTTGTCGAGATTATGGGTGCGTCGGTCGATTTCATCGTGACACGCGCTACAAGCCCATGCGCCGATCAGGTCGTCAGGCTTCATTCCCGTTCCGCAAATTCCAGCCATCCGGTAATGTGCCAGAACTGTAGTTTCAGGGTTGCCATTGCATACGCCGTAAATACGTACCTGGCATTCTCTGCCGCGTGCTTCTTTGCGTAGGTTAGCCATTATGGTTCACTCCAGTAATTCTCAATTGCAGCAGCCATTCTCTGCATCCACTCAGCCAGCTTTAACGCGGCTTCTCTTTCAGAACCACATTTAGGGAAATCCTTCATTTCCATGCTGGCCTTATATGTTCTGAATGCCAGGTCTCCGGTAATAACCAACTCCTGATCAAGCACTGAGCGTTTATTCCGGTGTTGAACGTAATAGACAGATTCAGTCCGCATTTCTTCTCTGTCTTTTTTGAAGGAAATAAGCTCAGAGAAATCACTCATCGTCTTCTTCCTCGTACATTGAGCTATTCGGATCGCTCATCAGTTCTGCGCAGCAATCGGAGCACACGTGAACTTCCAGCACATGCAGCTTCTGACCGCAGTTAGCGCACGTTAAAGCCCGCTCGACGCTTTCTTGTTCGTAACTTCGATTTGGGTCAATCACCTTGTTTTCCTCGCACGTTCTCTAAGCCACCGGATATCCCACAGGTGAGCCGTGTAGTTGAAGGTTTTTACGTCAGATTCTTTCGGGATTGGCTTGCGTTTATTTCTGGAGCGTTTCGTTGGAAGGTATTTGCAGTTTTCGCAGATGATGTCGGTGAAACTTCGTCGCTGTCGTCTCATTCGTACCTCCTGTCGGTAAATCTGACACCCTGACCAATAGCCCATGCTGTTGTGTACTCGATCAGACTTGCCATACGCTTCACGCTCATCTGTGCGCTGCTCTCCCTAATGTTGACGTATTCGCCTTCAAGGCCGGGCAAAACATCAGCTTCCTGCTTTGTTGCCACTGAATGACCGCTGATCAACAAAACCTTCCATTGTTCCGGTTTTAACCATTTGCCGCACCATTGAACCTGACGAGCGATATCCGCCAGCATCGCGTGAAATTTTGCGTTCTGGTCAAGGTTGCGCTTGTAGTCAGTAATGCGGATGGTGACTGGCTTGTCTTTATCGAGAGGAGTTTCGAGGATGGCGTTGATTGCGGCTTGCTGTTGTTGCTTACTTCGGAGGAAGATTGTTTGCTTCATCGTTACTCCTTCACTTTGACTCCAGCAGAGCGGATGTTTTCCTCATAAGCATCCATTGCATCACCGAAGCCATTGGAATAATCAACGGTAAACCCTTTGGCTAATGCTTCTCTGCTGTCGATAAACTTTGGCGCGGTTATTTCAATATCTGCTCGCGATGCCTGCCATAAAGTCCACCACTCATTTAAGGAGTGACGAATATCCATGCTTGAAAATGCGAAGTACCTATCACCATTTCTTGCCTCGGTTATCATCTCGAATGGTAATCTCAATTTTTTGGCAACGTATTCCTCAAACTGCTTTCTTGATTCGTCCATCGATACTTACCCTCAGTTCAACTCACAAAACGCCACGCCATTTTTGCTACAGCGACAGGCGCAACACCGATAATCACCCACATGAGAATGCTACCGAAAAGCACACCCACCATGTCTTTACCTTCACCTACCAACCGGATAAAACTGCTGGCCACCACAATGAACGTCACCACCATCCACGACGCACCGAGAAGCCTCAATGCAGAGAAAATCAACTCAACCACGATTTACTCTCCCCCAAATAAAAAGGCCTGCGATTACCAGCAGGCCTGTTATTAGCTCAGTGACGTAGATGTTCATCAGAATCCTCCTTTCTTCTTGGACTGCGGTTCCTCGCGTTCACGTCGGCGCATTTCAGCAGACTGTTGGTCTGTGTCATAAATAGCGCCATTTGCCTGAATGCAATACACCGTGCCGGTATTGCCATGACGATTGAGACGAAGGATTAGTTCGGTTTCACCAGGTGGAACACTGTCATCAAAAGCGCCTTCACGATGGATCCCAACCCAATAATCGCAATCCTGTTCAATCTGCCCTGTATCTCGTGAGTCACTTGGTAATGGGCGTTTATTGGTTCGGCTTTCCAGTGCGCGGTTAAGCTGCGTCAGAAGCACAACAACGCAATCAAGCTCTTTGGCAAGGTTCTTCAGTCCTTTGGTGATCATGCCGTAAGCAAGGTCGTTGCGATCGGCCTTCTCAGCGGTCATTAGTGTCAGGTAATCGACCAGAATCATGCCAACACATCCTTTTTCTCGCTTGATTCGACGGCTTTCGCTGACGATTTGAGCCAGAGATAATCCCGGCGTGTCGTCGATGTAAAGCATGTCGATTTCACTCAAGCGATTTGCTGTTTCTATCGCCCTGTTGAAGTCACCATCGTAATCACCCTGATAGCCGTCATCAGCGTCATTTGTCGCCGGAAGGTAAAAAATATTCGGGTTAACACCTGACTTCTGTCCTACCAGCTTTTCCAGTATCTGGTCGCCTGGCATTTCAAGACTGAACATCAGAGCGGGCTTTTTCTCATGCACTGCGCAGTTGATTGCCATCTGGCTGTATAGCGTCGTTTTCCCCATCTTAGGGCGAGCGCCAATGACGAACAGAGAGCCTTTCACCAGACCTTTCGGTGACAGCATCCTGTCCAGAGATGGGATCCCTGTGCTCATTCCTCGTTGTTCGCCTGACGGGTCAAATCGCTTCTCAAGGTCGCTAACCCAGTCTTCCATGACCTCACCAAATGAGCGAAGGCCGCGACGCGATCCGGTTTTTGCATGGTCTGTCAGTTGCGTGAAAATCGCCTGAATAGCTTCGTACTTCTGCGTTGCAGTCATTCCGTTGCGGGAATAGAGCAATTCCGTCGCTTCAGTCATGCGGTTGATGGCGTAGCGTTCCATTGCGGTTTCACGAACCTGCATTGCATAAGCAACGATGTTTGCTGCGCTTGGCGTGTTCTTTGCGATCTCAGCGATATAAGCAAAACCGCCAACAGACGCCGTTAACGATTTACGCTCCAGTTCATCGAAAAGCGTCAGGCCATCTACTGGCTTTTGCTCACGGTGCATTCTGGTTATTTCTTCGAAAAGGATTTTGTGTGGTCGGCTGTAAAATGAATCAGGCTTCAGCATCGCCAGAACTTTCTGGACGCGCTCACTGCTGTCATCATCCAGAAGCAATCCACCAATCACCGCCTGCTCTGCCTCGATACTATGGGGCGGCGCATAAAAATTATCGGTCATCGTGTTCACCCTCACGAACTTTCAGGTAGGTATTATCGTTAAGCAGGAAATCAAATCCCTTTTTGTGCCAGACGGTTCCGCGTTGATGGTTTGGGCGCTCTTCGAACATCCATCGGCAATTTTCGCCTACGTAGCTCAAATAATTTCTCCAGTCCTGCATCGTGAACCCATGCCCGTCAAGCTGGCGGGTTATCACTCCGGCTTTGCGCCAGAACGTTCGGATCTGGTTTTTACGCTTGTCATTCAGTGCGCGGATTCTTGGCGCTTCAGGAAGGATTTCGTGGTAAGCATCGACAACATCCTGACAGCTAACGGAAGGTTTTTTCTTGTCAGACTTTTTGTCTGCTGCGGTACTCTCTAATACGTCAGTATTAGAGATAATATTATTATATTCTTTATCTGTGGTAATTTGCTGGTAATCTGCTGGTACAGTATTGCTTGCAGGCATTGGTATTGCTGGCTTTGAGGTGGTAATTTGCTGGTAATCTGCTGGTACAAAATTTGACTGATAATCGTCATATTTCTCTACCGAGAAAACTGAGAATTTACCGTGTGAAACCCAGTCAATCATGCCGAGTTTTTTGAACTTTCTAAGCAGGTACTGAACGCGATCTGGTTTGAGTCCTGTTTCAAACGCCAGAGAGTTTCTACCGCCAAGTAGCTTCCCTCTGCCTACCAGAATTTCTCCTGCGTCAGTCATTACATACTCAGGCGTATGCTTTGCTTTGAGGATTAAGTGAACCCACAGATGCGCTGCTTCTGCGTCCTTGTAAAACGGCACATCCATAATTTTACGGTGCAGCAAGGCATACCCCTTACCGCTGCTTTGATGCGGTTGTTGTAGCCTTCTGGCCTCTCTGGCTTCGGCTAGATTAGATATGTTACTCATGACCTTTCTCCTTCTGCATCAGCTTCACTTTTTCCAACTCAGCCCGGAATCGACCAGGCTGCTTGAAGCTGGACAGGAAGCGATCACGTAGTATGTGTTTGTGAATTTTGTCCTGGTAAGGACTGAGTTGTTTTGTCATAATGACTCCTGTGGATTGATCCAGTAATTCCCTCAGAATTGCATATCAATTTGCTTAAAATCCTCGGTGGCGGCCGGGGATTTTTTCTTTGTGATTTCATCAAGCGCATACTTAAAAGCCCTGCTAATCGGACTGATGTCTGATGCCATTCCGAAAGCACACAAGACCGAAGCAATAAATCTCCAGTCCGTTCTGCTTATCTTCGATTCATGACAGCCAATCATCTTTGCCAGACCGCGCTGGGTAAGCGTTGACAGGTTGATGAGTAAATCAGTTTCAGCGCGATCAATTTCTCGCTGTGTTGGCTTGCTGTAGCTTGCTTGTGCCATTTGTTAATTTTCCTATATTGATATTGAGTTATAGCGGCACACCCAATGGATTTGCCGCTGATGTTTGCTCACCCGGTTAGAGGTGAAAGGCCAGAACTGTTAAAGAGCAATTTGCTTATGCCGCTTGGCGGTAAGCACTTTCTTGATACTTCAGGGCGCCAGCTGTAACGATTTCCAATCGATAGGCGTCTTTCTCTGGGATAACTTCTTTCCACTGAGAGACTGCTGCATCGCTAATGCCTAGTGCTTTAGCAACAGCACGCTGGGTTCCGAAGTGGTCAATAACATCTTTTTTGTACATAGACTCGCTCCGAAATTAAAGAACACTTAAATTATCCACCAAAGGAATCTTAAGTCAAGTTTATTTAAGATGTCTTAACTATGAATACACAACTGATGGGTGAGCGTATTCGCGCTCGCAGAAAAGAACTCAAGATTAGGCAGGCTGCCCTTGGCAAGATGGTTGGCGTGTCTAATGTTGCTATTTCCCAATGGGAGCGATCTGAAACTGAGCCCAATGGCGAAAACCTATTGGCCTTAGCCAAGGCTTTGCAGTGCTCCCCTGATTACCTGTTGAAAGGAGAGGATAGTCTTTCAAACATTGCCTATCACAGCAGGCATGATCCAAGAGGTTCGTATCCTCTAATTAGTTGGGTAAGCGCAGGATGTTGGATGGAAGCTGTAGAGCCATATCATAGGCGTGCAATAGATAACTGGTACGACACAACGGTAGATTGTTCTGAAGACTCTTTTTGGCTCGACGTTAAAGGCGACTCAATGACTGCCCCGGCAGGACTGAGTATTCCTGAGGGGATGATTATTCTCGTCGACCCAGAAGTCGAACCACGTAATGGAAAGCTGGTAGTCGCCAAACTTGAAGGAGAAAACGAGGCGACATTCAAAAAGTTAGTTATTGATGCCGGGAGAAAATTCCTGAAACCACTCAATCCACAATACCCAATGATTGAAATCAATGGGAACTGTAAAATCATTGGCGTTGTCGTTGATGCCAAGCTAGCAAACCTTCCTTAAGGGGCTTTCGCCCCTTTTTTATTTCCCGTTAAAAATCAAAGACAAACTAAATTCACGCCCATAAAATTAAGTTTTCTTCAAAAATGCACTTGACCAATAAATTAAGAAGTCTTAAATTTAAGCCATCAGCAGGACGCTGGAAGCCAAACGGAACAGATTGGCAGGCTCTTTAACATCGACGGACTCTCAACCTAACCGTTGAGACCAGAACTTGAGTGGTTTTGGGGATGGCGCGAATTGCAGCTGCAAGACAGCGATCGAGAAGATAAGCACCTCGACGCGTCATGCGCCAAAGCCACTTAAAGGAGACCATCATGGTAACCATTGTCTGGAAAGAATCCAAAGGTACGGCAAAAAGCCGCTACAAAGCTCGCAGAGCAGAACTTATTGCCGAGCGACGCAGTAATGAAGCACTGGCGCGAAAAATTGCGCTAAAGCTCTCTGGTTGCGTCAGAGCAGACAAAGCAGCATCACTAGGAAGCCTTTGCTGCAAGAAGAAAGAAGAAGTCGTTCGAAAAAATAGAAGTATTTATTACAAAGATTCAAACCCGTTAGGAAACAAAATACATGCAGTCCAAAAAATAAAATTGTACAGTAAACTACCGTACGGTGCTTGTTGAGTATGCTTATGGTGAAAAAGACTATTTATGTTAATCCTGACCGCGGACAAAACAGAAAAGTATCTGATAGAGGTCTTACATCTCGAGACAGGAGGAGAATAGCGAGATGGGAAAAAAGGATAGCATATGCATTAAAAAACGGTGTAACACCTGGATTTAATGCTATAGATGACGGTCCTGAATATAAGATTAATGAAGAACCAATGGACAAAGTTGACAAAGCATTAGCAACACCATTTCCTCGCGATGTCGAAAAAATTGAAGATGAAAAATATGAGGATGTAATGCACAGAGTTGTTAATCACGCTCACCAACGAAATCCAAATAAAAAATGGTCATAGCCCACTTCGGTGGGTTTTTTATTGTCTGAACTAACCTAATTTATTACAGCAAGCCACGCAGTGAAATGGGTGTGACTTGTGTTGGTCGCCAGAAAATGAAATTAGGCAGCAAACCACTTATTTGAGAGGAATTAATATGTCATCAATCCGCTTAACTACGAGAATGAAAGAGAAAATCGCTCGTAACGCTTTAATTAAGTCTGGGGTTTTCACTGAACTTGAAGAAGTAACAAAGTTAAAGAACCAGCTTGCACTTGACGCCAGAGTTATTGCGTTTGGCGGTAAAAAGAAAACTGAGGAAGTGGATCAGTTATCATCCAGGTTAGTAGCTATAAGTGAAGAACTTGAAAAGATGGGATGTTCATTTTACTCATACGATGTTCGTTCTACTTCAATTTATCTGACTGTATCTGGCAGAAGGGTTGGATGGCATTCATATGGGAAAGACGGCAACGGCGAAGATATATTGCTCCCTACTCCAACCAAAGATAAATGCATGTTTGATGCAGAACACGAAATAACAAAAAGGTTTGATGAAATCTGCGCATTGCAACAAAAACTTGAAGCCAAGAAAAAGGATATCGAATCAAATGTATGGGCTGCTTTGAACTCAGTCACAACAGTTAAGCGACTTATTGAAGTTTGGCCTGAAAGCAAAGAGTTGCTACCAAAAGAAGCAGATAAAGCAAGTACAGCACTTCCTGCTTTACGGGTAGAAGATTTGAATAAGATGATTGGACTTCCTTCCGAGGCCGCATAGTCGGCCTTTATTTTTGGCATAAACAACAGAATAAACACAGCACTGTGTATTCATTCCAACGAGTGAATACACGGAGCAATGTCGCTCGTAACTAAACAGGAGCCGACTTGTTCTGATTATTGGAAATCTTCTTTGCCCTCCGATGTGAGGGCCTTTTTATATGCATACCAATAACGCTTCACTCGAGGCGTTTTCGTTATGCAATCAAATATAAGGAGTTACCCATGATGCACTTTCAGCTCGCGGGTAGCGGCGTCATGTCCGCTTTCTACCCGCACGAATCTGAATTATCACGCCGAGTTAAACAATTAATCAGAGCAGCAAAGAAACAACTGGAGGCGTTATGCGCAATGAAATAGCCATTAATCACCAGATGCTTCGTGCTGCACAGAACAAAGCAGTAATAGCCAGATTTATTGGTGATTCAAAAATGTGGCTTGAAGCAAATAAAGCGATGAAATCAGCTATCAACCATCCGTGGTATCGCAGGAAATGAGTTTTACAGATAACTGGTCAGACGAAGAATTCATTCGTCAGATGAAAGAATTAATCGGTAACGAAGGAGATATTCATGTCACTTGCAACCACAGTGAAGGAGAGCAAGTTACAGAGACGCATGTACACGCAGCAGGCGTTAATGTATCGCCAGAAGGGAGATCGTGAAGGTGTTCGCGTCTTTTTAAATGCGGCAAAGACCGAAGTATTAAATCAGCGTTATTTCCTTGGTCCATGTCCATTCTGAGGTGAATTATGGATTTGAATAAATTCGATGAGCCATTCAGCCCTGAAGATATCGAATGGCGAATACAGCAAAGCGGTAAAACACGCGATGGCAAGGTGTGGGCTATGGTGCTGGCTTATGTCACGAACAGGGCAATCATGAAACGCCTGGACGATGTTTGCGGCAAAGCAGGATGGCGCAATGAATACCGCGATATTCCCAACAACGGCGGCGTTGAATGCGGCATATCAATAAAGATTGATTCCGAATGGGTAACCAAATGGGATGCTGCTGAAAACACGCAGGTAGAAGCCGTCAAAGGTGGTCGTTCCGGTGCAATGAAGCGCGCTGCCGTTCAGTGGGGAATCGGTCGGTATCTGTATAACCTTGAGGAAGGTTTCGCACAAACATCTCTCGATAAAAAGCAGGGATGGCACAGGGCAAAACTCAAGGATGGAACAGGATTTTACTGGCTCCCTCCATCGCTGCCGGGATGGGCAATACCAGCATCAGATAACAAACCATCACCAGAAAATACCAACCAGAAATCTCCATCGGTTGACTGCGAACAAATCCTGAAAGACTTCAGCGATTATGCGTCAACAGAAACTGACAAGAAAAAACTCATCGAGCGTTATCAGCGTGACTGGCAATTAATGGCTGGCAATGAGGAGGCGCAGGCTAAATGCGTTCAGGTAATGAACATCAGAGTTAACGAACTAAAACAGGCGGCATAAATGGCAAGCAGAGGCGTAAATAAGGTGATTATCCTTGGTCGGGTAGGACAAGACCCGGAAGTTCGATACTCACCATCAGGTACAGCGTTCGCTAACCTGACAATAGCCACGTCAGAACAATGGCGAGATAAAAATACTGGCGAGCAAAAGGAATTGACTGAATGGCATCGTGTTGCTGTATCCGGGAAACTGGCTGAGGTCGTGGGGCAGTATGTGAAAAAAGGTGATCAGATTTATTTCGAGGGAATGCTGAGAACCAGAAAGTGGAAAGACCAGTCAGGGCAAGACCGTTACACAACCGAGGTTCATGTCGGAATTAATGGCGTGATGCAAATGCTTGGCGGAATTGGCGACAGCAAACAACAAGCAGCCAGCAGGCAATCACAGAAGCCACAGCAGCAATCATCACCAGCACAACACAACGAACCTCCGATGGATTTTGACGACGATATACCCTTTGCACCAGTAACTCTCCCCTTCCCTCGTCACGCTATTCACGCAATTTAAGGACTTACATGAATCACTTAATGGTTGACCTTGAAACAATGGGCAACGGGCCATATGCGCCAGTTATTTCTATTGGGGCGGTATTCTTTGACCCGAATACCGGAGAAACAGGAGAAGAGTTCTCGGTAAATATCTCGCTTGAGTCATCAATGCGATATCGGGCGCGTCCTGACGCTTCAACGATTTTATGGTGGATGGAACAGAGTGAAGAAGCCAGAAAATCGCTAACCAGCAACACTCAAGAGCTTTCAACGGCTCTTTCATGGTTATCTGAATTCATCATAAAGAACGCCAACCACAAACTCGTTCAGGTTTGGGGGAATGGAGCATCATTTGACTGCGTTATTCTCCGCAACAGTTATTCGCTGACAGGGCAGCCAGTTCCGTGGCAGTGGTGGAATGACCGCGACGTAAGAACAATCGTCGAACTTGGGAAGGCAATAGGATTCGACCCTAAGCGAGATATGCCATTCAAAGGAACTCGCCACAACGCGCTTGATGATGCCATCCACCAAGCCAAATACGTTTCAGCGATCTGGAAAAAGTTAGCTAAATAATCAACAGGAGAAAACCATGCCAGCGCCTCTGTATGGTGCGGATGACCCACGCCGCTGTTCCGGCAATTCCGTATCGGAGGTGCTGGATAAATTCAGAAAAAACTACGATCGAATAATGTCTCTACCGCAGGAAACGAAAGAGGAAAAGGAATTTCGCCACTGTATATGGCTTGCAGAGAAAGAAGAACGCGAGCGAATTTACCAGACATCAATCCGACCATTCCGCAAAGCAACATATACCCACTTCCCTGAATATATCGACCCGCGCCTGCGTAATTACCGCTCACGCTATGGCGCTATCAGTAATGACTGAGGAATTTACCATGAGAGGACTTGCATACAATCCCGGCATTCTTCCGGCAGAAATGATTATTCGCCAACGCGTAAAGCCAATGCCATCGAGAGAGGAATTGCTTAAGAGAAATAGTTTCGGTTCTGTTAATGACAACAAATATCTGAATGCGATGTGGCGCAAAGGAGGCAAGCAGTGAACAAGATTGACTATCAGGCACTGCGTGAGATAGCAAAGCACCAGAGACTTACAGAATAATCAGCGAGCTACGCAATGACTAACGCCTCACACTCGATGAGGCCTGTTCATTGCTCAATGATATCCAGACCTACCATCGCCGCATCAATGCGGCTTTTTCTTGCGTGTAATTGCGGAGACTTTGCGATGTACTTGACACTTCAGGAGTGGAACGCTCGCCAGCGACGCCCAAGAAGCCTTGAAACAGTTCGTCGATGGGTACGCGAGTGCAGGATATTCCCTCCTCCGGTTAAGGATGGAAGAGAGTATCTGTTCCACGAATCAGCGGTAAAGGTTGACTTAAATCGACCAGTAACAGATAGCCTTTTGAAGAGGATCAGAAATGGGAAGAAGGCGAAGTCATGAGCGCCGGGATTTACCCCCTAACCTTTATATAAGAAACAATGGATATTACTGCTACAGGGACCCAAGGACGGGTAAAGAGTTTGGATTAGGCCGAGACAGGCGAATCGCAATCACTGAAGCTATACAGGCCAACATTGAGTTGCTATCCGGGAACAGGCGTGAGTCACTGATAGACAGAATTAAAGGCGCTGACGCAATCACTCTTCATGCGTGGCTTGACCGATATGAAACAATCCTCAGCGAGAGGGGTATCAGGCCGAAAACTCTACTCGACTACGCCAGCAAAATCAGAGCAATCCGAAGAAAATTGCCTGACAAACCGCTCGCTGACATATCAACGAAAGAGGTGGCAGCAATGCTAAACACCTACGTAGCAGAAGGCAAATCGGCTTCCGCAAAATTAATCAGGTCAACCCTTGTTGACGTTTTTCGTGAGGCAATAGCCGAGGGGCATGTGGCTACGAATCCGGTAACAGCAACCCGCACAGCAAAATCAGAAGTAAGGCGTTCAAGACTGACAGCTAATGAATATGTCGCGATATACCATGCGGCCGAACCGCTCCCAATCTGGCTGAGACTGGCAATGGATTTGGCTGTCGTTACAGGGCAGAGAGTAGGCGATTTGTGCAGAATGAAATGGTCAGACATAAACGACAACCATCTTCACATTGAACAGAGTAAAACAGGGGCTAAACTCGCCATTCCACTAACGCTAACGATTGACGCGCTCAATATCTCATTGGCTGATACACTACAGCAATGCAGGGAGGCCAGCAGCAGTGAAACTATAATCGCATCAAAGCATCACGATCCGCTTTCCCCGAAAACAGTATCAAAGTATTTTACAAAGGCGAGAAATGCATCTGGACTCTCATTTGATGGAAACCCGCCAACATTCCATGAACTGCGTAGCCTGTCAGCGAGGCTATACCGGAACCAGATTGGCGATAAGTTTGCTCAACGTCTTCTCGGGCATAAATCAGATTCAATGGCGGCGCGGTATAGGGACAGCCGTGGACGGGAATGGGACAAAATTGAAATCGACAAATGATTTTATTTTGACTAATAATGACCTACTTACATTAATTTACTGATAATTAAAGAGATTTTAAATATACAACTTATTCACCTAAAGGATGACAAAATAACATTAATCACTTAAAAATCATCGCATTACACTAATCTGTGGTTAAATGATAGACTACATAATGCGACAAAACGCAACATATCCAGTCACTATGAATCAACTACTTAGATAGTATTAGTGACCTGAGACAGAGCATTAGCGCAAGGTGATTTTTGTCTTCTTGCGCTAATTTTTTGTCAAAGGAGTGGGAGTTGGAGTCTGGCTACCGCAAGATTATTCAAAGAACCGGCTGAGGCTATCAGTACGGCAACCAAAATCGGGCAAAACATGTGGTGACCGCATTATTAAATTATATACTTTCTGCACTCGCCAGGGCATGAACAACCTGGCCGCTGCCGCAGCCCGTTAATTATTGCGTGACTGCAGCATTGCATATTGTAAACAATCCGTGAATGTTCCTCGCTCTGTCGGTCTAGGATTTGCGGTTTTTTCACTAATCCAACCTATCTAACCAATGGAAGTTTTGATTCCTGAAATCAAGATTTTACTAAAAGGCTTTAGTCAACAAGCTCCTGTCTAAGATCGGTAATTTGTCTTTGCAACCCATGAATACACCCAATCAGGTCCATCACAATAGGATTATTGTCTACTGATGGGCGATCACGGAACTCCTCTCCTATCTTGTGTCCATCTTCATTGAAAACCTCCGTTCCTGGAATCGGTTCTTGGTTGTGTTTAATATATTGTGGAGCAATAACTTCTGCGTCTTCCGCAATAATCCCAAATCTCTGGCGATCCTTCTCATCATCCTTGTAAACAAAATTGACAAGCTCAAGCGCAAGTATTCTTCCTAAAGCCTCTTCTGGATTCGCAGGAGAAATGTTCTTTTTATAGTCTCTTCCTGATGTTCCCTGCACAGCAAGTGTGCCAGATGTTGATGGCAGTACTGAGCGTATTTGTCCTGTCTGATTATTCTGATTATTCCTTTGTATGATTACTGCGGGAGCGTTTGCAGCAATAGACGCTTCAAGCTGAACGCGTGCCCCAACATCCGTTGCTTCTCGCGAAGTATTTTGCGCTCCGAGAATTGCATAGCCTGTTGTCGAAACGGTCGCTCCAGAAAATAATGGATAACTGGCAGGCCCAACACCAATATTATTTGCTGCGTCCGTAGCGTTTTTGCCACCTGTCCCACCCTGAGCAACACTCAATGCTGTACTTAGCCCTTTCAGCTCTGTGATATCGCTATTTGCCCCTTTCCGGGCGAGACCACCGATGGCAGGAATGCTGAGGCTGGTGCCGTTGATTGTCACAGTGACCAGCTGGTTTGCTGAGGTGCTGGCGAAGGTCTCCCACGCGCCAATATTCTCGTCGTACTCTTTGATGAGCTGTGACATGGCCTGTGCCAGCCCATCAACCGAGATAATGTCCGACACAAGAATTCCATACTTCTGGCCGCTCAGCGCCGGGGAAGCAGCTGGAGTAACCGTCATTGACATGGCGCTGTTCACGGATGAAATCTGAAACAGCTGCACCGGGTTAGACATCACGATAATCGTCTGGCCAGCGCGAACCTGGCTGGCGGGTGCCGTCCAGTTCGTGCCCGTGCCGGTGGCGCTGTTTCCGTTAATGGCGATGGTTCCAGTGTTATAAAGCATATTTTCTCCAGGCAATAAAAAACCCCGCCGAGGCGAGGTTTGCATTGAAAATCATGAGTTATTTACATGTCGTGCTTGTGAATGTGTTCGCACTTACCCAGCGCCAGTTAAAGGGATATCCGGCCCGGTATTGCGTCTGGTTGTTTTGCTTTCGAACGGCGTAAATCATAACGGTATTCTCATGGCCACCCATATATGCCGTGCCGCTGCAAATCGGTTTCTGTTTCTCAAGTACACCAGCGCAACCAGACAGCATTAAAGCGCCCGCTATGCAGATAATTAGCCTTTTCATTTTGATAGTATCCAGAGGTATTCAGTAGCTTCGAAGATACCAATACATAATCGATGGGTATAATTGATTAGATAGATAAATTATTTGTTATTGATCGCTCAAAACAATCAGTCATAGGCGTCTGTTTTAATTGCTGTCAGGATAATTCCATTATTTATCACCCCTCCAGCACCGCCAGGTGTATTTGCGGCTGTACCGGCGTTTATTCTTGTACTTGTGCCTGAATACCTACAAGATGAGTAAGCGTCGTTTCTGTTCACTTGCCCCAGCCTTGATGGAGCCACTGCCCATGAACCATCAAGCGTCTGGTCAATGTTAATCCCGCCGTTTGCTCCAGGCGTTCCGATTGTCTGCAAGTCTGACAGCACGCGGGACTCATTAGTGAGTACCAGCTTCCCGCTCGAATCCCAGATGGCCATCCCCCATTTCGGTAACGTCTGGGGAAATATGGCAAAAATATATGCGGTTAACGTGAAGCTCTGGTTATAGGGATTAACCCCCGCGACATATATATTTCCGCCGTTCCGGTAAGATATTACTGGCGTGGGCTGGGCGGTATTTGTGGTCCTGATAAATACCATCACAGGGTAGTCAGCATTTAATGCAATATTCTGAGCAACCTGCTGCGAACTGCCATTAGCAGAGGAGTTGAAAGTGTACTTGCCGTAAAGACAAAAAGGCGTTGACTGGGGCGTTACAAATGGGTTCCCGTTGTCCATTAATATCATCGCGCCAAATTCGGCCATTATGCTTTCTCCATGAAAACGACCACTTCACACTTTGAGGCCGGATAATTACCCAGACCTACAGAAGATGCAGCGCTTACGGTTATTGTGCTCCCTGACGCGACAATGCGCCGCCCTACGCTGTTACCTCCTTCATCAAGTGAAAGAACAAAACCAACTTTCATTCCTGAGGGCACCGTAAAAGACCAGCTGCCTGAGGTTTGCCCGGCAGCCAGCTGTATTCGCCCAACGACGGAAACGGGTTTGATGCCATAGTTGTTGGGTTTTCCTGAAGCATCCCAGGTCTGTATTCCATAAGCCATTTCAGAATACTCCCGTTAATCGGCCAACCTGCACCCTAAGAACATTACTGCCATCTTTGACGCTGATCGTCTGATTTGTCAGTTTCATGGCTCCCTCACCAGCAGTCGAACCGTAGTTCTCAAACGTCCCCCCTTTATCAAGCTTCCAGCCAGCAGAACCAGCAACATAATTGTTCGACTGGATAAAATTACCAATCTTTGCGTTGCTGATAGTGCCGTCCTGGATGAAACTGGCCCGGATGAATGTCTGTCCATTCTGGATCACAAACGGCAAAGCCACGCTGTTACCGGCTGCCGTGGTGACGGCGAAGCGATCAGCCAGGAAGATAACCTGCGACTGCATGCCGGATGGCGTATTCTCCACGCCGATACCCATCCCCGCGGCGTAATACTGACCGTTGCTGGAAACGCCAACCTTGATGTTGTACATCGCGCTGAGGTCGCCATTAACGTTGGCTATCGCCTGAGCGTTAGTGGTGATGGCGGAGGTATTCCCGTTCACCGTCGCCGTTATGCCGTTTATCTGCGTGGCCGTAGCCTGCTGATAGTCGGAGAACGTCTGATTCAGGCTGTTTATGGATGCCTTGTTGCCGTTGACATCCGTCTGCAGGCTCAGCAGAGAACGCGCCGTTGCCTCCTTCTCGTTAACGATTACCTCATCAATACGATCCAGCTGCGCACTGTTCCCTGCGACCGAAGCTGACAACGATTTACGCGTAGCCACTTGTGCCAGCCCGTTCTGGATAATTGCGATAGCAGAGTTCTTCACCCCGCCCGTCATGCCGTCCATAGATACGCTGATGCTGTCGATTCGCTGGCCCAGTGCGGTATCAGCAGTCGCAACAGTCTGCTCAAGATCTGAGAGAGAAGACGACACATCACCGACCGTGCTAGAAAGCTCATTAACGCTGGTCTGAACCTGCCCGATGTCCTGCGCGTTTTTTGCGATTTCCTGCGCCTGGAGTTCAAGTTCATCGTTGGCCTGTTTGATGTCGTCAGCCATGCCAGCAATTTTTTCATTGCTGTCCACAGCGTTCTCGATCAGGTCTTTGAACGTCTCAGCCCCTTTGATGTCTTCAAGGATCACATCTGTGATGTCAGAAACATCGATACTGGCCTGCCCACGAACCCAGCCGGTATAACCTGACTCGTTACCGCTGCGGTCAACCAGCTGCGCGCGGTACCAGAAAATCTGCCCAGCCTTAAGGCCCATCTGCTGATATTTGCGCTGCGGGTAAGGCACATCGGCCAGCAGCATGGCATCGTCTTCAGTACCGGTCAGGCTGTACTGAATTTCCGTCTTCAGCGTGTCGTCGGTATTCGCCGGGAATCCCCAGTTCAGCTCGATACCGAACACCACGTTTTCAGAGGCGATAAAGCCAACCGGCTTCGGTGGATTGCCCACTTTACCCGTCAGCGTTTTCTCTTCTGAATAGCCCCATCCGGATGAAATTTCTGCGGCATTGATTGCGCGCACCCGCACCAGGTAGCGCCCGGCATAAATCCCCGGGACGTCGAATGACGTGGTGGAGGTGCGCGGCACGTTAACCCAGTTCCCGTCGTTGCGGCGCCATTGCGCTTCATAGGCGATAGCGTTCTGCGCCTGGTCCCAGCTCACGCGCATCGTTTCGACGCTGATATTTTGCTGCACCACGGAAAACGAGCTGATCACGATGTTCGCAGGCGGCGACTGGTTACCAGGCGGGATCACGCTCACCGGCCGCTGGTCAATGATGGCTCCGGTATCGATGCGGGCATATTTATCCGGGTCGTGCCATGCGCCGGTGATTGAGAAAGTGCCATCACCGTTGTCGGAGACGCTGACAACACGATACTGCTGCGCGTAAAGCTCGTCAGATTCAACCACCCAAACAGCTTCGGCCTGTGGCGTCTCACTGTATGCCGTGGTGACTGTGACTGATTCCCCGTTCACGGCCTGAATGGTCCTGCTCTGCGACGCTCCGGAAGGCATGTTGAGAATAAGGCGATCACCTGGTGCTGCATCAGCTACGCGGTCAAGTTTGATAACGCGACCGTTAACGGCGCTGATGCGGCCGCCCATAACCTTTCCGGAAAGCAGCTCGTCTGCCACGGCGATGATGTAGCCCGGCTGCGGAATGTTTCCGTCCAGCCCGACATCAAACGAAACAACGCGATCCTTGTTGTTGGTGAGAATACCCCAGCGCCCCTTTCGGTTCGCCTCTGACTGCCTGGTGCAGCCGATGGCTGTCATTTCCAGCTGATTGAAGCCGTATCGCGCCACCAGCGCCTGCTCAAATACCGGCTCCATTGCGTCGGCATAAGCGTTACCCGGATCTGACCATGAAACCAGCGCTGTGGTGTAGCGGCTTTTCGTGGTGCTGCTCGAATAGGTGAAGCGACCGCCAACAACGTTAGCGCGCGTATAGCTGTAATCAACATCGCGCGGCATGTCAGCCAGGGCCACAATCTGATCCCCGCCCCAGTAGGTCATGCCACGGAAGATAGCGGCAAAATCACGCAGGACTGTGTAGGCGTCGTTCCGGTCCTGAATGTACACGTTGCAGGTATAACGTGGTTCTGTACCGTTGCCCCCTTTGCCGTCTGGTACCATCTGATCACAATACTGAGCAACCTGATAAAGAGTCCATTTATCAATATTCGCAGCGGTCAAACGGTGCCCGAGGCCAAACCGGTCAGAAACAACCAGGTCGTAAAAAATCCACGCAGGGTTATCCGTCCATGCCCACTTAAACGCACCGGTCCATGTACCGCTATAAGTGCGGGTTTCAGGGTCGTAGGTATCTGGAACGCGGATAACGCGGCCGCGCGGTTCGCATGAAATTTGAGGAATAGAGCCGTTGAACTGGCTTGAGTCGAATTCGACGTAGAGCAGCGCGGTGTTCGGGTAGCGCAGTTTGGCGTCAATCACCTCGGTGAAGCTCTGCAGCATCATCGTGTCGCCGATCTTCGCGCTGTTGGCGTCAGAGGTAATCTTACGCAGACGTATTGTCCAGGTGCTGCCAGCCTGCGGTAAATCGATACGGTGGCTGCGCTCATAACCAGACGTCGTTTTTCCGGTCACGCTGGTATTGAGTACCGTCTGCCATGTGCCGCCGTCCGTCTGTAGGTCAATCGCATAATTGACCGAGTAACCCACCAGATCGCCGTCGTCTTCCTGTTTGAAAAGCGAGGGCCATTTAAGACGCAGGCGAACTGCTGAAAGCTGCGTATTGGTAAACGTGCGCGTCCAGGCTGTGGCACTTGATACCTCAGTTCCTACGCTGATCTCGTTTTCGGTACCGGGAATACCCTGAATATATTTTTGCGCCTGAGTTCCCGCGCGAAACTCCCACGTTACCCCGCTGAAGTTTTGGGAGCCGTCAGCATTCTCCAGCGCTGTTCCGTCCAGGTAGATATCTTTGCCGGTGAGCTGCCCTGCAAACTCACCTTCCCCAAGCGCAACGAGGATTTTTGCCTTCGCTACAGATTGCAGATCATCAGGCTGTTCGGTAGGAGTTCGGGAACTTGAGCTGCCGCCCTTGCGGCCTTTTAACACTTTATCTGTAGCCATATTGCGCCCATAAAAAAGCCACCCGAAGGTGGCCAGAAAAAAGGTTAGTTATCTACTGCTGATCTTCGACATAAATTCCGGCAGAAATAATCGCTCCGCCGATTCGACGCTTACCATAAAGCAGAGGCACCGGGTAGCCTTGCGCTGCAGTGTTGGTTACCCCGCCAAACGCATACGATGCACGGTTATCTGCGCTTTGTTTACTGGCTATGCCTGATGGCTGCGGTGAAAGCAGCTGAATAACCCCACCGAGGACCAACGAGGCACCAGTGGCAGCAGCAAACCCCGTCAATCCACCAGCAGCGAAAGCAGCGCCAATACCGCCGGGGCCAGTCAACACAGCAGCAGTAATAAGCACGGCCCCCAAGATCGTCTGCAAAAGACCAGCCTTTTTACTCCCTATTACTACAGGGACAATCCGGATCACTTCGCCGGTGACGGGAAAGCCGAGATCATCAACGCCAATATTCTTTTTATCTCTATAAACGGCATACGTCAGCCCTCGGGCTTTGCTTGTGTTTAAGAATTTCTCGAATCCATTGATGGTTTTCGCGAGTGCATTAATGGCTTCAGCAGTAGTGCGAACAAGACGGTGATGAACCCTTCCATATGTCTTAGCTAGCACGCCACTTAGCTCAATTCTTGTCATTACCTCTTGCATGCTGCCCCCATAAAAAAACCACCCGTAGGTGGTTTGTTAATTTACGCTCTCAAAGCCCAGCTTTTTTCCTTGCTTCTTCAAGGTAGTTTTCTTTCGACTGGTCTTTGTTATTTGCCTCGAAGTTTGGATCTACTATTTTTGATAATTTCTGGTCGATAGACTCAAGTAATTCAACCTGCCTGTTCGCTCTGACGCTGGCGCGGTTGATGAAAAACCAGAGAATTAACCCAATAAAAATACCGACGAAGATCCAACCAAACCCAACTGTATACATATCGTTCTCCTTGCCGTGTACTACACGATAGTATCAGTGACAGTTTGTTAAATAAAATTCTGATGTCTAAGAATCTTCATCGTCCTTTCCTGCCAGTAGCCACCATACGGCACGCGTTGGCTCAGATGTCCGTACAGGTGGTGCAGCAGCATATTGCCCTCCAGCAGAATTCCAGCGTGGTTCCACTTATCAGCCTGGACCTGCATGATCACCATATCGCCGGGTTTCGGTGGCCCGTCGAATTCCCGGAATCCGCACTCATACCAGCAATCCTGATAGAAGTTGTCCGGATAGTCGTTTTCCCACCAGGGATAATCAACCCGGTAATCGTGGAGCTCGATACCGTGGGTCTGCCGGAAATAGCTCATTACCAGCCCCCAGCAGTCGAAGTGTCCAAGCACAAACGGACGCTCCAGCAGTGGCAGTTCTCCGCGCGGCTGGATGGTGCGTAAATCCCCCTCCGGCCAGCTCACAATATGCCAGGGTAAAAGCGTTGCGTCGCATTGCGCTTTATCCAGTTCGCTCGGCTGCGTAGTGGCGTCAGGGTGACTGTGAACGATGGCGATCACCGTACCCCAGTCCTCAGCAGCTGCATAGTCTTCTGGCGACAGGTGAAAATGTTCTGTCGGCTCGGTAGCGAGGTTACTACATGGAAAATATTTCTCTACCCGGCTCTTTTGCGCCACCACGCCGCAACACTCACGAGGATATTCAGCTGCAGCATGCGCCATAATCGCATCGATGGTTTTCTGACGCATATCAACTCCTGATCAGCGACGTACCCGGGAACCCACCAAACGAGAGTTCGTTGTTTTCACCGAACCGAAGTTTGCAGGCCGTCAGCGTTCCGTTGCATTCATCCAGTGACGGATCGCTTACCTGGTTGTTGTTTTTGTCGAAATAGCGCGTACCGGCATAGTCGCAGCCGTCGCCGGTTCGGTACTTGTTCCGGATGCACCATGTGCACAGAGAATGAAGCTGGCGGGTAGGTATCATCAGCCCCTGCAGATCCATAGGGCTGGATAGTGTGAACTCAACAACTTCATTGGTTTCACTGCTCTTTGCATCGATGTAGAAAACCTTCAGCTTCTCCTGGGTCGGATCGGCTGTCGGATTGCCTCCGGTGAAGTTTCTCGCATCGAGATACTTACCAAGGGTGTCATGTATCGTCACCTTCGCCTGCAGCATATCGTCGTAAGCCAGGCAAAGCGCGGTGATCGAACTGTCGAGGTTAGCAACCGAAAGTTTTGGCTGGGCACTACTTCCCGAGGTTGAAGCTTCGATCCCCTCAATCTGGCATGGCCACGCTTTATACTCCTCACCCTGCCACCAGATAGATTTTGCTGGCAGTTTATTTTCATCACCGCCAGCAGCGATAATTTCGGCTTCAGAGTGCGCAAGACTGTAGCTGTGAAATCGCAGCACATCACCTGTACCAAATGCCGTGCCATCCACTTCGAAAAGCCTGACCACATCGCCAGGTTCGAGCTTCTGAAAATCTGCGTTAAGACTCATGGTTTGTAGGCCTGTTCAAAAGTTGCAGAAAGATTAAATAACCCGGCACCAAGTGGCGTTGGTGTGTAGGTGTCGCAGCGGTAAAGCCCGAGAGGCTCAAGCGGCGGGCGCCACTGAAACGCCGTCACGCCCGCATGGCGATCGAGAAAGTCTTTAATCGCCCCGATATACGTTTCGGTACCGGTAAACTGGAGAGTCCATTTCTGCGAGCGGGGATTAATCCCGTCGCCGGAAACCTGCTGATATCCGTCACCGAACTGCGCGGTGCGCCGTCGGAATGTCACTTCCTGCTCCGCGTTCGGGCGCGGACACCAGCTGAATGTTTCTATAGCCATCACCGCCCTCCTTTTGCCAGATTCCAGACCGCGCCACCGGGTGAAAGGTCACGGCCTATCAACTCGCGGTATCGCCGATCAACAAAACTACCTACCTCCCGCCCGAATTGCTCATATCCACCGCTAGCCTGAGTCTGGGTATTCCCATTGCCATCAATCTGAATACTGACCTGAGGAGCACTACTACCACCCGGTGTTAAGCCTGAGATTCCCATAGCACGCACGCCCAGCGATCCGTCAGCGGCGCGGGTCAGTGGCATAATAGCCTCCGGCCCAGCCTCCCCCATCAATCCGGCCCCTTTGGCAAAGGCAAACAGTGTTGGAGAGCTGACGACAGAGTTACTGTACTGACTGAGATCGGCAGAAGAGTAAACGCCGCCTTTGGCGTTGAATTGCAGGCTCGCCCCGTAGGACTGAATCGCAGTACCGCTGCTGGCGGAAGACGATGCGGCACCACCGAACAATGAGCCTATCGAGCTGGCTGCATTGGCGATCATCATGTTAACCATCACCTGTTCGATGATTTTCAGAACACTGACACCCCAGTCTTTCCAGCTCGCTTTATTGCCGTTGAGCATGTCGACGATATTGCTGCTGATACCGGAAAGCGCGCTTTTCATAGCGTCCGCCGCCAGCGTCGCATAGTTAGTTGAATCATCTACCCAGTCAGCGAGACCGTCTCTGGCGCCAGTCACCCAGTCAGATTGCAGCGCATCAATTTGACTGTAATAATCCTCCTGGATGCCCAGCCTCTCAGCTTGTGCATCCTTTAATGCCTGGGTTTCGCGGTCATAAACTGTCTGGCTGATATCTCCTGACTGATACTGCTTTTGCAGATCGCGCTGCTGATCGAGATAACTGCGCTCTATACTCAGCCTTTCCCTCAGCCTTTCACGCTGCTTGTCACCGAGTCCGGCCCCCTGAATATCCACGCCCAAATCTGCACGTGCATTCTCGTTCTGCTCCTGCAGATTTGCCACGAACGCCGCTACCTTCGCGTTTTCTTCATTAGCTTTTTTGACGGCATTAAGGCGATCAACTTCCTGAGCCAGAGACGCAAGTCGTTTCTTCTGGGTTTCGTTAAGCCCCTGCAACTTGCCGTCAGCTATATCGAACTGCAGTTTTTGCTGCTCGGTCACCACAGCAGTTTTTTTGCCGGTGGTATCGATCAGCTCAATCTGACGCATGTAACTGCGCTCAGCGCTTTTAAACGCTGAATCCAGTTTCTGACCAGAGGTATTTTTTTGCGGCTTACCGTTTGTTTCCCCGGCGCCAAGGGTATAGTTTGTTTTGACTGGCTCGGGCAGTTTTATTTTCGGTAGAGTAGATTGGGAGTTTCTCAAAAAGGCCAGTCGCCTCTGGAGCTCAGCCCTTTCGGCCTCCTTACCGGATACGTCCATACCTATTCTGTTGAAACTCGCCAGTATGCCTTTATCATCGAGATCTGCATTCAGGTTCTTGATGCGCCGTTCAATTTCTGGAATGGAGGCATTCAGGCCGACCGAACTCCCACCTTTGTACTGGTCTATCAGCTTTCCGGCCTCGGCCCCTACCCTTACCAGCCAGGTGGCAAGGTCCACTACCCCACCAACCAGATCAGTCAGACCCTGAATAACATCCGGGTCTTTAAATACATCCCCCATATCTCCAATAGACTTCTGGAGCCCACTCAAATCTACGCTGGCGAGCCCTGCAGCAAGTTCAATTTTGACGCCGTTGACCTGCGTCTCCATATCCTCAAACAGGGCGTTGACTCTGACCAGCTTTTCAATATCTGCGTCATCGGGCGCCACACCAAACTTCTTCGCGGCATCCATATACTGACGCAGCTTTTCACTGCCATTGTCCAGGAGCGGCAGCATCTTTGACAGGTCATTACCCAGACTCTCCAGGATGGTAGTCTTCTCGGCGTTGGACTTAACTTTCTCCAGTGCGTCGCTGATAGCCAGGAGTTGCTTGTCGGGAGATTCTCCGGCCAGTTTCTTAGCCGACAAACCCAGAGCGTCCAGCGCACCGACCGCCTCACCAGATTTATTAAGAACGGCATCACCGATTTTGTCTCCGACATCTTTAAAGATATCGGCCATCTGATCGCCGGAAACACCTGCTTTTTCTGCAGCATATTGCCAGGCTAACAGGGACTGCGTGGACATGTTAAGTGACTTTGCCCAGCGGTCTGATTCGGTAATCTGACGTGAAGTGGTTTTGAGCAGGTTATACCCCGCCACTCCGGCTCCGATGGCTGCAGCCCCGACTGCTGTTGCGAATCCGGTCATGGCAGCTGCAGCGGCAGCGGCATCCTCCTTTACCTGCTTACGCCATTTTTGTGAAGCTCGCTCAGCCTGCGAGAGGCCTGAGACAAAACCGCCCACTTTGGCAATCAGGTCGATCGTCAGCGTGCCCAGTGATTTGGAAGCCATAAACTCTCCGTTGGCGGCATTATGTCCAGCTGGCTCTGGCTTCCTCTAACGAGATTGGTCCATCAGCAGCTTTGACTTTGGTAAAGTGAAGTGTGAAATCGGTCGGGTTGAATGGTGGGCGCTTGGGGTCTCTGTTAACGTTGGCTATCATGCTGCTCACCAGCCCGGCACCCCACTCAACCCGCAACATAGGGTTCAGACTCCCGTATCGTTCCCGGTACTTTGCCCAGAGTTGGGACTCTTTGAATGAGAGGACTTCCCGCGCTTCGGCGATTGTTCTGCCTCCGATTCCGTTGAGGACGAGCTCGCACCAGAATTCGTCTTCGGCGCTGAGCTCGAAGTCTTTCCCAGATCGTTAACTTCCTGAATGGCCAGAAGCAGTGCTACCGTCAGGCCGCCATCCAGTGCACCACGTTCAGGATCTGCCTCACCAGTAATGTCAGCCGGGGTGAAGATGGGTTTACCATGTTCATCGCAGATGGATGCGGCGATACGCCCTGCCACACCATCGACCTTACCACCAAAAGCCAGCACATCGGACGTTGCTGTGTGATAACCCATCGGGCGAACATACACGGTCGCGGTGATTTTTTTATCGCCTTGCGTCCAGGTGATTTCTTTCTCAACCGGGCGACCGGTAAACGCGCCGGACTCCTTGAGTGCATCAAGTGTTAATTTCATTATTAATCCTGATTAATAAGGGCGTTGCCGCCCTGATTTTATGGGGTCACGACTTTTGGCACCCATACAGCAGAGCCGGAGCGCTGGATAGATGCAGAAGTAGAAACAACCGTGTTTGCTGCAAAATCAAACGGGAAGTCGGACACATAGCCTTTGAATACGAACCATGTGCGGCTATCAGGTAGCACCAGGCCATCGACTGCACCTGGTGTACCATTTTCAGCCGCAGTTGGCGATGCGGTTCCGTCTGACCATCCAATCGCGAAGGTCAGGTCCTGATCCTTTTCGTCGTCCGAAATGGACAGGTTGTAGAGCATGATGTGGCTGGTATTTTTAGGATCAGCGTTAAGCGTCAGTGATGCTGTGCCAGGCGTTCGAAGACCACGCTTATAGCTGCGATCAAAGCGCTCAGAAAGACAGGTGTCTTCAATCTGGTCAGCCGGATTGCTGCCGGGTGAAAATGCAGTGATACATTCAACTTCGCTCACCTTGCCTTTTACGAGCACAAAGAGCTGCGTACCTTGCGTCAATACAGACATTGTTATCTCCGGTCATAAAAAAACCGGCTCAAGGCCGGTGGTTGAATAATACGTTTATCGAGTGACTATCCAGTCAACATCGAATGAGTAGCGATAGCGTTTTGTTTCGGGGTCTCTTTCCTGTCCGCCCCAGCGCGTGATATGCGCGTGCGGCTCAATGGCATCCCGCAGCGCAGTAGCCACGGCAATCACTTCATCCACGGTGTCGGCATATGCATCCACCTGCAGCGTGAAAAAGTCTGCGTCAGGGCGCTGGGCAATGTAGTTCTCTGGAGAACCGGTGATGTTCTGCCAGACCACATAGGGATAGACCACGTTGTCGTCCTGAATTCCGAAAGGATAAATTCTTACCGGATTGCTTCCGAGTAAGTCAGTGACTTCAGGACTCGACGCGCAAACAGAAAAAATAGGGGCAATCATGCAGTGGTTCCTTTCTTCGTGGCCAGCCTGATAGCGCGATCAATAGCCTTTCCCATTTCCGTAGAAAAAACATTAATCACGTCATTATCTACGCCGTTCATTGCAGGTCGGAGGATAGGCCGCGCTGATGTGTGCTCAGTACCAAACTCAAGAAAACGCCAGTACCAGGTATCTCCTCCTGGATTGCCTTTATCTCCTGAGGTTTTGTATGTTTTACCCGCTCTGCCTTTTCTGACGTTTGCCTTTGTATTTGCATACTGCCTGGCACCGCCCATTACCCCGACACGGAATGCCAGATCACCTGTCCTGCGGAATTGCTTGCTGCTGAAGCTGGCGACGATATTTTTGTGGATTGCTTCTTTAGTCAGAGGATCATCAACTCGTGACGCGTTGCTTCTGGCCCGATCCCTTATAATGTTTGCCGCCTTACGCAATGCAAACCGACCGGCTTTATTACGGGTGACTTCTGATACGGCCTCCATTTTCCCAAGAAGTGATTCAAGCCCGGTAAGACTTACCTCAACACTATCAGCCATCATTAACACCCTCAGAACAGGGAAGCGTCAGGTATTCACGTCCGCTTTTTGGATCGGGCAGAACACCATGGATGTTATACACAGCACCACGAAACAAGATGCGATGTTTTCTGGTAACTCCGGCACGGTAGCGAATAACAATACGGGTGGTTATTTCACCCTGAGAAGCCTGCGCAGCAATAAATTCACGTGCTGACAATGGTGAAACTTCGGCCCAGACAGTCGCAACATCTCGCCAGGTATTAATTACGGCTCCCGTTGTCGGGTTCTGCACTTTTACTGGCTCCTGCAGAGTAATCCTGTGGCGCAATTTCCCGGCCTGCATGTTACCCCCTGGGTTTACCGCTCAGATAGGTTTGTTGCTCTGCAGTTTCATCTAGTTCACCAGCCAGCGACTGGATAATGATATCGCAAAGCGCCATATTTGATTCAGCCAGACGGCTTATCGCTTCCGTCTGCTCCCTCTGCGCTGTGATTTGTTCCCGTATCACTGCTATCAGTTCGTTTACCAGTTGCTCGTTCATAAGCTATTTTTGCCCACTTTTTTATCCACTCGCGCCGTTGCGCGCATCCAGAACAAGACATAATTACACCCCGTAAATTCGATACGGCTGCAGCAACGCTTCAACTGCAAACGGGACCTCTGCAACGGTCTGACCGACGGCAACTGATTCTCTGTTGGCATACCAGTGACCTATCAGCAATAACATGGCCGCTTTAACATCATCATTCAGTAGAATCGGGTCCGGGTCGTCTGCGTAGCCATGGGAGTTTTGGTTTTCATAGAGCGTTCGCCTTGTCCATGTCTGGACGTAACGCTCCGCCGCGCCGGTGTATAAAGTCAGCAGGGCATCGTCTCCGGAAAAATCGGTATCAATGCGGCAGTGCTGTTTCACCACATCAAGATCGACCATTATTTTTTCGCCTTATTTTCCGCTTTTAATTCCGGCTGTTTCTGCTGGTGTTCCTGCGTTGCAGGATTTTCTGATTCATCGAGCATCGCATAGCCTTTTTTGATGAGCTCGCGACCATGCTGTTCCAGCGTTTCGAACTCAGTACCTTCAGTAAGCACGTTGCCTTCAAAGTAGATGGGCTTGATAGCAATCAGCTTCATGACTTTCTCCTTAAAGAAAAAAAGAAAAGCGGCCCGCAGGCCGCCGTTAAGGATTACGCGCCGCCACCTGCTGAAGGCGCAGTGAAGGAGCCGTAGATGAACGCCTCAGGGCGTTTCACCGCCAGGGCCAGACGCTCTTCACAGCGAATCGAGATCATGTTTTTCTCAAAGTCGTCGGCGTTCTCAGTGGAGATCACCACGTTGGCGTCTTCACGGTCAAACAGCTGTGCCGCAGCGTTGAATGCACCGGTCAGGAACTTGCCCTGGAATGCTGCGGCTTCGGTTGCTACCACCGGCAGGCCCCAAAGGGTAGGGCCAGTCAGGGCCGCTGGGTTCGCCAGGATATAGCGGCCCAGCGTGTCTTTGGTGAGTTCAATCTTCGCCCAGTCGATGAAGTGCAGGACGTGGCCGGAAGCCGGGAAGCGTGCCAGCTGAGCCTGCAGCATTGCGAGGCGCAGATCGTCGATGCCGTTCTGTTGTTCTACGGCGAACGCAGCCTCGTATGCCGAGGCCTGCGGAACGATGCCTTTCAGGTGCGCACCGGTACCGTCGCCAAAGAGAATTTCCTGTTCTTCCACATACTTCAGTCCGTAACGCATCTCGGCGTCGATAGTGGACTGCAGCTGCGCGAAGTCATCCAGAATCTGTTTGGACGCCTTGAACATGTGCGCGATGGTGGTGACCGGCGTGATCTGCGTGGCGAACTGGATATCGCTGTACGGCTTGGCGGTGCCTTCCGGCACAACTTTCGCCGCATTGGTGAAGCCGGTTTGCTGCACCCAGAAGATGGCCGGTGCTGAGGTGCGGCCAGGCGCGATCAGATCGCGGATGAAAAGGCGCTGTTTCGGTGCGGTGTCGATACCCGGCAGACGCTGCGGTTCAACCACGCCGGTGACGACATCCGTGGAAATAAGCGCGGCGTTCACCGGTACGCTGACGCGCTTACCGCCTTCCACGCTTGCCGCGAATGCTTTCAGTGCTTCGCTGCTGATGACTGTCTGGCCAACGGTCTCGATCACATTTGCAGCGTTGGCCAGTGGCATCTGGGCAACATGTTGCTCCAGTTCGCCCATTGCGGCCTTCAGGGTTTTTTCAGCTTCACGCAGCGCATTGAACTCAGAAGCCATTTTATCAACGGCAGCTTTTGTTTCTTCTGACAGCCTGCCTGACTTCTGCGCCTCTTTGAGTGCGTCTTCTGCTTTCGCGTTGAATTTTCCGGTCGCCTCTTCAATGCTGGCGCTGACTTTTTTCAGGATCTCATTTACATCAGACATAATATCTCCGTTTTACTGGGCAGCCGCTTTCAGGCCGCTGAGTGCGGCTTCCAGTCGGTCAATGGTTTCGTTTTCGATGGTGGCAGCGCTCGGCGTGCCTTTTTGGTCAGAAGCAGCGCCTGGCTTGCTCCCGGATAAGGCTTTAATGAGTTTTCTGCGCTCAGAGCGCGGGGTGTTGGTTTTAGCCAGCAGCGCATCAAGTTTGCGAATCGCGGCCGCAGGTGATTCATCGCCATCACTGACTGCATCAGCAGAAAGCAGGCTGTCTGCCAGTCCCTTCGCCACAGCGTCACTGCCACCGATATAACTCTCGGCGTCCATCAGTTTCTGAACGGCTGCCATATCAAGGCCGGAACGCGCCGCGTAGATGTCTGCCATAGCGGTATCGAACGGCTCAAGAGACTGTGCCAGTTCCGCAAAGTCATGGCGGTTACCCATCGCGTAGACCCAGCAGTTGTGGATCATCAGGAAGGCACCACGGCCGATCTGAATTTCATCCCCGGCCATCGCAATGACCGAGGCGGCGCTGGCGGCAATACCGAGCACCTTCACAGTCACACGGCCTTCGTATTCACGCAGAAGGTTGTAGATGGCCAGGCCTTCGAACATGTCCCCGCCAGGGGAGTTAATATTGACCGTGACGTCGGCGCCATTCATCGCCCGAAGCGCACCGGCGATACGTTTGGCTGTTACGCCTTCACCCCAGTAGTCCTGCCCGATCACATCAAAAACAGAAATACTGTTGTCGTCGGTGGCCGCAGCTTTGATCCCGCCGTCCCAGCGGTCCAGTGCGGACGGTAATGGTTCACAGGTAACGCGCGCGCAGGGGCGACCCGCCGGTGCTACCGGAAGTTGTTTTTTGCTCATCAGGAAAGTGCTCCTAAGCGGCCTGTTTCAGCGGAGATTGTTCAAAGGAAATATCGGGGAATACGTGGTTATGCAGTTCTCTCAGGGCCAGAGCCTGAACAGCAGGATTGCTGCTTTCGAGATTTTTCAGTTGCGTCAGGTTGAGCTGAACGGTGTAAATGTCACCCCCTTCAATCGGTGGCATATTCTCAAGACGGCGCACGTCATTGCGGGACATCCACCCATTCTGGAGCGCACTGGTATAGTACGCAGCACGGCCCGCGCTGTCGGCGCGCAGCAGTCCTTCTACAGAGAACTCCGCGAAAACCTCATCATCGCTGTCCAGCAGGCACCGTCCTATTTCCTGCTCTATGTTCACCAGCAGGGGGCGCAGGGTGTGCGTCAGGAACTGGAGGTTCATACCCTCAAGACTCGATGCCCAGCTGCTCTGTTTCGATGTGTGGCCGACCATAAATGGCGGTACGCGGAACCATCTGCAGATTTCCTCGATGCTGAACGACCGCGACTCAAGCATCTGCGCTGCTTCCGGGTTCATAGTGACGTTCTGATATTTCAGCCCGCCCTCAAGAACCATAATTTTTCCGGCGTTTTTAGAACCGGTAAAGGCCTGCATATAGCCCCGAAGTCGCTCTCTTTGATCCTTATCAAGCGCCACGTCAGCTGAAAGAAACCCGGAGCTTTGCAGGCCATTTTCGAAAATCTTTGCAGCGGATTCTTCGACGGCCATCGCCGCGCCGATCACGTCACGACCTGTCATCATTGGCATCATGCCGCAGACACCATCAAGGCCAAATCCCCGGATGTGCATCAGGTTCTTTTCGGGAATAACTCGTTTTTTGCCGTCCTCGGTGTAGGTGTATTCCAGCCTCCCGGTATCCAGCCGCTTTACTACCATGTTCTGGGGCATCAATGGCACCAGAGAAACCAGCTTATTGCCGATAAACAGCTTCTCGACAAAGGCATTACCGCGTAGGCAAATACTGGCGACCACCATCAACATAAAGCGTGATGGTGTCATTTCTGAATTGGGTCGGCGGCACAGTATCGAATAAGCCGGATGATCTGTTGCCGCTTTACGCGAACCGTCAGGCTGTCGAACGTATATTTTCAGCGGAAGGGTTGAAATAGACTCGCTTAACAGCCTTACGCATGCCCATACAGCCGATAGCTGGATGGCTTTATCGGCCGTGACCACCTTTCCGCTGCTGCTGGTACCAAACCATTCCTCCCAGAACGTGCCGGTAGTCAGGCTGATAGGCACACCAAGCCAGTTAAGCAGAGCGCTTTTCACCCTGCCTGGCTGTTTGTTTTTTTTCATCAGAAACCTACCATGATGGGATTATTGAAGAATCCGGAGAGATCCTGCTGGTCGTTGCCACCGTTAACCAGAACGCGGCTCATTGCTGTGAACAAGGCCGCAGGGCCATCAATTTTGGCCTCTGGTGTGGACTTATTCGGGAAAATGTTCTCGTTCCGGTCAGGTTTGACGGTTACGTTGGACATCATCCAGTTCATCACCGGGTGATCGCTGTGATGGAAGCGGCCACCGTATACCAGCGCTTCGACCTCTTTCATCGCCTCAGAGAAATTGCGAACCGTCTGCGGCACTTCCACCAGCGGCAACCCTTCTTCTGCCAGCGCAAGGCTGAACTGCGTCGCACTCCACGGGTCGAAGCCAATTTCTTTCAGGCTCTCGCCAGCAACCCACAGCTGTAGCTCTTCCTTAATCTGAGCATGGTCGATTACATCACCGTCGGTAAGGATCAGCTTGTCCATCCCGGCCCACTTACGATAGAGCTCTGCCATCTGGCGTGAACATTTCTCAAGGCGTCCTTCCGGTAGCCAGAATTTGAAATCCGCATGAACGTGGCCATCTGGCGCCCGCCAGACTTTAGCGGCCGCACAGATATCAATTTTGTTTGACAGGTCAACGCCCACCCAGGAGGGATAGGTTTTAAGTTCGTGCTGCGGGGCGATAAACTCACATTTCTCCCATTTCATCATGTCCATCCAGGCTGACTCAGCGGTAACCCAGATATTCATGTGCTTGGTGAAAAAGTTAATTCTGGCCGAAACTTGCTCTTTCGCCTTTTTAGCCAGGCGGCGCAGGTCATCCCAGCGCTTACAGATACCCAGCCCCGGATTCGCCTTCTGCCAGACTTTTTCATCAAAGGGATCGTCACCTTCATCTAAGGTGTAGATAATGGCAAAAAACGTATCGTCTTTTACCAGCCCACGCAGCACCTTGATGGCGTAATCACGCAATTCGTAGCAGATGCCTTCTTTGTTGAAACCGGCGGTGGTGATACCGAAAAGCAGCGATTGCAGACGCGCACCGGTTGCCGTCTCCAGAACGTCCCAGACGTCACGGGTTTTGTGAGCATGCAGCTCGTCTACGATAGCGCAGTGGATGTTCAGACCATCGAGGTTGTTCGCATCTGATGATAATGGCTCGAACTTGGAGGCCGTTTGCTCCTGGTAGATAGCGAGCTTGTTGAATTCGAAGATCCGCCCAAGCGTGGCTTTCGCCTTTTTGACCATATTCTTCGCGTCTTCAAAAACAATTCGAGCCTGGTCACGGGTGGTTGCAGCGGAATAAACCTCAGCACCGCCCTCGCCGTCGGCGCCAGCCATATAAAGCCCCACGCCGGAGCAAAGCGTTGATTTGGCATTTTTACGGGCTACCTCAACATCTGCTGTACGAAAGCGCCTAACCATTACTGGACGACCGCTGCCGTCATTACGCAGGACGGTTTCTCCCGTTTCTTCGTTAACCAGCGGGATAACGAAACCAAAAATATTAATCAGGATGAAAACGTGCCAGTCCATCAGCTCAATAGGCTGTCCTGCCAGCGCGCCTTTTACGTGAGGCACAAAATTATAGAAATTCAGAATGTGCTGTGCGCGCGGCTCACTGAAGAAAATACCGCGCTCTTCGCCGTGTGCCAGATCGTCAAGGAAACGCTGACAGGCAAGGCGCACATACTCACAGGCAATAATTTCCCCCGCCACCACCCTCTCGGCGTAGCGGATGCCTTCTGCAACCTTAGCCATTAATCCCTCGCTTTCATAAACTCGGCCAGCGGGTCAACCGCATCAGGGCCTTTTGCATTCACTTTCGAGCGACTGGCTGGCGTCATGCCGAACTCACCAAGCATGGCGCGCAGACGTTTCCAGGCATCAGCTTTCATGATGGCGGCGGGATGAGCCTTGATCAGCACATCCCCGCTCTGCGTTTCGGTCCGGTAGGTGTAGCCCTCAACTTCAAGCGTGTCGCAGTGATGCCGGTATTCGGTATAAGCCTCAACCAGCAGCTCAAGGGCTCTGGCGTCCAGCTGAGACATCACACCGATAGCATCAAGCTCGTCGGCCATCCGTTTAAACCAGTATTTCCCCTGCTTGTCGAAATGCTTCGGCGTTGTGGGTACCCCTGAAGGGGGTTTTGGTTCGTTCTCATTGATCGGGCGTTTAGATGGGTTACCCCTTACCAAACGTAGATGGGTCGGGGTTTTCGGTGGTCCAGACAT